GAGGCGGGGCGCTGGTCAGAATTCGTGACGAATTCTGGTCCCAAATCCGTGACGGATTTGGCCCCTCCCAACTCAAATCGGACGAGGAGTTATCCATGGCATTTCATGAGGTTCGCTTCCCCGCCAGCCTGAGCTTTGGCTCGGTTGGCGGGCCCGAGCGGCGCACCGAGATCGTCACTTTGGCCAACGGCTATGAAGAGCGCAACACGCCCTGGCAGCACTCGCGCCGCCGCTATGACGCGGGCGTGGCGATGCGCAGCCTGGACGATGTCGAGACGCTGATTGCCTTTTTCGAGGCGCGCCAGGGCCAGCTGAACGGGTTCCGCTGGAAGGATTGGTCGGATTACAAGTCCTGCACCGCCTCGCGGGACCCCGCCTATGACGACCAGCTGATCGCGGAAGGCGACGGCACGCGCCGCGCCTTCCAGCTGAGCAAGACCTATCAGTCGGGCCAGCAGTCCTATCTGCGCCCCATCGTCAAGCCGGTGCAGGGGACCGTCCATATGGGCCTGCAGGGCGACCCGCTGGTTGAGACGGTGCATTACACCGTGGATCACGAGACCGGGATTGTCACCTTCACGGACGCGCCGGCCGCGGGCGCGCGCATCACCGGCGGGTTCGAGTTCGACGTGCCGGTGCGCTTTGACACTGACCGCATCCAGACCTCGGTGGCCTCGTTCCAGGCGGGCGATGTGCCCAGCGTGCCGATCGTGGAGCTGCGGGTCTGATGGCGCTGCCAGAGGCGCTGCAGGCCCATCTGCAGACCGGTCACACCACGCTGTGCCGCGCCTGGTCGCTGACGCGCAAGGACGGCACGGCCTATGGCTTCACCGATCACGACCGCGACCTTGCCTTTGGCGGGCTGACCTACCGGGCCGACACCGGGCTTGCGGCCAGCGCGGTGCAGCAGGCCACGGGCCTGTCGGTCGACAATGGCGAGGCGGTGGGCGTTCTGTCAGACGCCTCGCTGCGCGAAGAGGACATCGAGGCGGGCCGCTTTGACGGGGCGGAAGTGGTGGCCTGGCTGGTCAACTGGCAGGACCCCAGCGCGCGGGTGATGCAGTTCCGCGGCACGCTGGGCGAGATCTCGCGCGGGGGCGGGGCCTTCACCGCCGAGCTGCGCGGGCTGACCGAGGGGCTCAACCAACCCAAGGGGCGCGTCTATCAGGCCACCGACACGGTGGTGCTGGGCGACGCGCAGAACAAGTTCGATCTGACCACGCTGGGCTATGTCTTTGAGGGCGCGGTCGAAGAGGTCGAGCAGCGTAAGCTCTTCCGCTTTGCCGCGCTTGATGGGTTTGACGACCTCTGGTTCGAGAACGGCCGCTGCGAGATCCTGAGCGGCGCCGCCGAGGGCTTGGTGGGCTGGGTCAAGAACGACCGCCTGAGCGGCGCGGGGCGCAGCATCGAGCTGTGGGAGCCGCTGGGCGCGGCGGTGGCGCCGGGCGATCTGGTGCGCTTTTACGCGGGCTATGACGGGCGGCTGGAGACGGCGCGGCTGAAATTCAACAACGTGGTCAACTTCCGCGGCTTCCCGCATATCCCGGGCGAGGATTGGATGATGGCCTATCCGTCCTCGGGCCGCGAGATGGACGGCGGCAGCCTGGATCTGACCGAGTTCCCGGGCGCGAAGGACGAGCCCGACTTCCCGGGCGGCACAAATGAGTAAGGCAGCGCTGGCCGAGGCGCGGGCCTGGCGCGGCACGCCCTATGTGCACCAGGCCTCGGCCAAGGGCGCGGGCTGTGACTGCCTGGGGCTCTTGCGCGGCGTGTGGCGGGCGCTTTACGGGCGCGAGCCCGAGCCGGTGCCCGCCTACACCCCCGATTGGAGCGAGGCGTCGCGCGACGAGCGGCTCTGGGCCGCCGCGTGTCGGGTGCTGATCGAAAAGCCGCTGGCGCAAGAGGCGCCGGGCGATGTGCTGCTGTTTCGGATGCGCGATGGCGGCGTTGCCAAACATCTGGGCCTGGCCGCAGAGATCGGCCCAGAAGCCAGTTTTGTCCATGCCTATAACAGGCATGGCGTGATCGAGAGCCCGTTATCGGCGCCCTGGCGGCGCCGCATCGTGGCTCGGTTTTCCTTCCCGGAGAGGAGCAGATAATGGCGACCATCGTTCTGTCAGCTGTGGGGTTCATGGCGGGGTCTGCGCTGAACGCCTCGATCCTGGGCCTCTCGACGGGGGTCCTGGGGCGCGCGGTGGGGGCCACCATCGGCCAGGTCATCGACCAGAAGATCATGGGGCGCGGCTCTGATGTGGTCGAGACCGGCCGGGTGGACCGCTTTCGCATCACCGGCGCCAGCGAGGGCGCGCCCATCGGCACGGTCTATGGCCGGGTGCGCATCCCGGGGCAGGTGATCTGGGCCACGCAATTCAAAGAGCATGTCACCACCGAAGGCGGCGGCAAGGGCGCGCCGCAGCAGCCCAAAACGCGCAGCTACACCTATTCGGTCAGCTTTGCGGTGGCGCTGTGCGAGGGCGTGATCGGCGGCGTCTTGCGGGTCTGGGCGGACGGGCAGCTGCTGGATGGCAGCACCGTAAACATGCGCCCCTATCTGGGCGACGAGACACAGGTGGCGGACCCGCTGATCGAGGCGGTCGAGGGTGAGGGCGCGGTCCCGGCCTATCGCGGCACCGCCTATGTGGTCTTTGAGGACCTGGACCTGACGCCCTTTGGCAACCCCATCCCGCAGCTGAGCTTTGAGGTGGTGCGACCTGGGCCGTTTGACGCGGGCCATGTGCCCGATGTCTCGGAGGCGGTGGAGGGCGTGGCGCTGATCCCGGGCACGGGCGAATACGCGCTGGCCACCACGCCGGTGCATTACGACGGCGGCTTTGGCGAGAAGAAGCCCGCCAATATCAACTCGATCAGCGGCAAGACCGACCTTTTGACCTCGCTTGACGGGCTGCAGGCCGAGCTGCCGCGGTCCAAGGCCACGGTGCTGGTGGTCAGCTGGTTTGGCAGCGACCTGCGCGTGGGCGAGTGCCAGCTGAAGCCCAAGGTCGAGCGCGCCGAGCAAGAGGGCGAGGGGATGCCCTGGTCTGTCTCAGGGGTGAACCGCGCGAACTCGGACGAGATTGCGCAGGTCGATGAGCGCCCGGTCTATGGCGGCACGCCGACCGACCGCAGCGTCATCGAGGGCATCCAGGCGCTGCGCGCGGCGGGCCAGCATGTGACTTTCTACCCGTTCATCCTGATGGAGCAGCTTGCGGGCAATGGCCTGCCCGATCCCTACTCGAGCGCGCCCGATCAGGCGCCGCTGCCCTGGCGGGGGCGGATCACCACGGCGAAGGCGCCGGGGCAGGCGGGCTCGAGCGACGGGACCGCCGCCGCCGAGGCCGAGGTCGCGGCCTTTGTGGGCACCGCGGGCGTGACCGATTTCGAGGATGGGGCGGAGGGGGTGACCTATACCGGCACGCAAGAGTGGTCCTATCGCCGCTTCATCCTGCATTACGCGCATCTTTGCGCCAAGGCGGGCGGCGTGGACGCCTTCTGCATCGGGTCCGAGATGCGGGGCTTCACGCGCATCCGCGGCGCGGGCAACAGCTTTCCGGCGGTGGACGCGCTGGTGCAGCTTGCGATTGATGTGCGCGCCATTCTGGGGCCGGACGTCAAGATCAGCTATGCGGCGGATTGGTCCGAGTATTTCGGCTATCACCCGCAGGACGGCACGGGCGACGTGTTCTTCCATCTCGATCCGCTGTGGAGCCGCCCCGAGATCGATTTCATCGGCATCGACAACTACATGCCGCTCAGCGATTGGCGGGACGGGCGCGCGCATGCGGATGCGGACTGGGGCGCGATCCACAACCTGGACTATCTGCGCGCCAATGTGGCAGGCGGCGAGGGCTATGACTGGTACTATGCCAGCGCCGGTGCCCGGGCCCGCCAAGAGCGCACACCGATCACCGATGGCGCCCATGACGAGCCCTGGGTCTTCCGCTATAAGGACTTCCGGAACTGGTGGGAGAACCCGCATCACAACCGCATCGGCGGTGTGCGCGAGATCCAGCCCACCGCCTGGCAGCCGCAATCCAAGCCCTTCTGGTTCACCGAATACGGCTGCGCGGCGGTGGACAAGGCCACCAACCAGCCCAACAAGTTCCTCGACCCCAAGTCCAGCGAAAGCCAGCTGCCCTATTTCTCGAACGGGCGGCGCGACGACGTGATCCAGGCGCAGTATCTGCGCGCGATGACCAGCTATTGGAACGACGCGGCCAACAACCCGCGCTCGAACCTGACGGGCGCGGCGATGATCGACATGTCGAAGGCCCATGTCTGGGCCTGGGACGCGCGGCCCTATCCGTACTTCCCCGGCAACACCGAGCTGTGGAACGACGGCGAGAACTATCTGCGGGGGCATTGGCTGAACGGGCGCGCCTCGGGGCGGTCGCTGGACAGCCTGGTGGCCGAGATCTGCGACTGGGCCGGGGTGACAGAGATCGATGTCTCCGAGCTTTACGGGCTGGTCAAGGGCTTTTCGCCGATGGGGGCGGGCACCGCGCGCGAGCGGCTGCAGCCCTTGATGCTGGCCTATGGCTTTGACGCGATCGAGCGCGAGGGCAAGCTGGTCTTCCGCACCCGCGATGGGCGCGAGGGGGCCGAGATCGACCCGGCGACCGTGGTGGACACGGGCGACCCCGATGGCGATCTGCGGTTGATGCGCGCGCCCGAGGCCGAGGTTTCGGGGCGGCTACGGCTGACGTTTACCGAGGCGGATGGCGAGTTTCAGACGCGCAGCGAAGAGGCCATCTTCCCCGACGAGCAAAGCACCACGGTGGCGCAGTCAGATCTGCCGCTGGTGATGACACGGCGCGAGGCGCGCGCGGTGGTCGAGCGCTGGCTGAGCGAGGCGCGGGTGGCGCGCGACAGCGCCAGCTTCGCGCTGCCGCCGTCGCAGATGGACCTGCGCGCGGGCGATGTGGTGGCGCTGCCGGGGGCGGGCGGGCCGGTCAACTATCGGATCGACCGGGTCGAGCAGGCGGGGTATCAGATCGTCGAGGCCGTCCGGGTCGAGCC